GAGCCCGAAGAGTTCGCGACGACGGCTGACCAGATCGCGTGGTGGAAGAAACACGGCTCCAAATGAGGCTGAAAAATGAGCAATACCCTTCTTAATACCAGCAAGATCCTCGACAAGTCGCTGATGATCCTTGAAAACAACCTGGCTTTCACGAGCCGGGTCAATAAGGAATACAGCGACGAATTCGCCGTCAAGGGCGCGAAGATCGGCTCGACCGTGAACGTGCGCAAGCCGGTGCGCTTCGTCGGCACGAGCGGCCCCGCGCTGGCTGTCGAAAACGTGGTGGAAACCGTTGTGCCGGTCACGCTCGACACGCAGTTCCACGTCGACTTCACGTTCTCGTCGCAGGAACTGACGTTGAACATCGACGACTTCGCCGAGCGCTATCTGGCTCCGGCGATGGCGACGATTGCCAACAAGATCGACTTCGACGGTCTCGGTCTGTACACCACGGTCGCCAATCAGGTTGGCACCGCCGGCACCACGCCGAACGACATCGCAACGCTCCTGGCTGCTGGCACGCGCCTTGATCAGGAAGCGACGCCGCGCGACGGTCAGCGCACGGTCGTATGGGATCCGGCTGCAAACGGTTCGATGGTGAAATCGGCCGCCGGTCTGTTCAATGCACCGACGAAGATCAGCGACCAGTACGCAAGCGGCATCTTCGTTCCGGCGCTGGGCTTCGACATTGGCATGGACCAGAACATCCGCCAGGCAACCGCCGGCACGCGTACCAACGGCACGGTTTCGGGCGCTGGTCAGACGGGTAGCTCGCTGCTCGTCACCGGCCTCGGCGCCGCTGGCACGGTCGCCGCCGGTGACACGTTCACGATCGCTGGTGTGTTCGCGGTGAACCCGCAATCGCGCCAGTCGACGCGCGTGCTGCGCCAGTTCACGGTGCTGACTGCTGCTACCGCTGACGGCTCGGGCAATGCAACGCTGTCGATCTTCCCGGCGATCAACACGTCTGCGTCGAACCAGCAGTATCAGACGGTCACGGCTGGCCCGGCAAACGCCGCTGTGGTCACGTGGGACGTTGCTGCAAGCACGCAGTACACCGTGAACATGGCGTACCACAAGAGCGCCTTCACGCTGGCTACCGCTGACCTGCAAATGCCGGAAGGCGTGGACTTCGCTGGCCGCCGCAATCACAAGGGCATCTCCATGCGGATCGTGCGTCAGTACGCGATCGGTACGGACACGTTCCCCTGCCGTATCGATGTCCTGTACGGCTGGCGCCCGATTTACGCCGAGCTAGCAACGCGTATCGCCGGCTGATTGACAAAGGGGCCGTCATGTTCGGTTCAACGTGCGGCCCCTGCTTACTTGCGGAGTGGTTCATGCCCTACGAATATCAGGAGTTCCCGAAGTGGACGCGCAACGGCAAGGATGAGCGCCTTGTACATTCACGCGAGGAACTGGAAGCGCTCGGCGAAGGCTGGTCGGATCATCAGCATGTCCCGCCGAAAGTGCACGTCGACGCCGGCACGTTCCAGCATTACCCGAAGTGGGTCGGCAGCGTGCTTGTGCACAGCGCCGAGGAAGAAGCCGCGCTTGCGCCCGAGCCCGAGCAGAGCGACGAGCGCGAGGCATTGATCAAGATCGCCGACGAGCGCGGCGTGAAGATCGATAAGCGCTGGTCGAATGACAAGATTCGCGCGGCACTGGAGACGGCGTGAAAGAGTCGCGTCGTCTGTCGGTGCCCATCTTTGGCGGAACGGTCTATTTGGCGACAAGCCGAAAACAACTCGACAAGCTGACCGATCGATTTGACTGCGAGCGGGTCGGTCAGTATCAGGGCGGCTGCGCCATCCGTATCAAGCACACGAAGACCGGCGAGCGCATCTATCTGGCGGCTGTGTTTGACGGGACTATCGCAACGCTAGCGCATGAATTGGCGCATGTGACGTTCTTCATTCTCAGCCATGTCGGCGTCGAAATCGAAGAAGACGGATGTAACGAGACGTTCTGCTACTTACTCACTCACTTGATGCATCATTTTGAAAAGGCTCTCCGATGACCACGGGCACTGATCTCATCACGCTCGCGCTGAAGGATATCGGGGCGCTCGGCATCGGTCAGTCCGTCTCCGCGGAGGACACTGCCGACGCGCTGGCGACGCTCAATATGATGCTCGGCCAGTGGGCCGCCGAGCGTCTCAGCGTCTTCCACCTGATCGACACTGCGCACCAGGCGAACGGGTCGGTTTCGTACACGGTTGGCCTCGGCGGTGACTTCAATATCGCACGCCCGATCAAGATCAATGCGGCATACGCGCGGCTTGCGAGCAGTGGCGCCGGCAGCGCGGTCGATTACCCAATCTCGATGATCGACGCGTGCGAGGACTACGCGCGGATCTCACTCAAGACGCTCAGTTCCTTTCCGGAATATGCGTTCTACGACTCGGCTTTCCCGCTCGGCAATCTGTTCCTCTACCCGGTGCCGAACAGCAGCTACGAGCTGCACATCGTGACGATGGATACGCTGCCTCAGCTTGCGACAGCCGGGACCGCAGTCAACCTGCCGCCGCCGTATCTGGCCGCGATCCGCTACAACCTCGCGGTCTATCTCGCGCCGTCCTATGGCCTTGATCCTTCGCCGGCTCTCGTTCGACTGGCGATGAACGCCAAGCGCGTAGTGAAGCGGATGAACGTACAGATTCCGCAACTGACGATGCCGCGCGGCCTGATGACCAAGTCGCGCTATAACATTTTTAGTGACGGGGACGCGAACTGATGCGAGTCCCGCTCACCACCGGCGCCTACCAGACGCGCAGCGTGATCGCCGAAGCTCAGCGATCGGTCAACCTGTATGCCGAAGCGAATCCGCAGGACGCACCGTGCCCGTTCACCTATTACCCGACGCCGGGCCTGACGCTCGTCTCGACGCCGCCGGTTACGGGTGAGTCGCGAGGCATCTACACGGCGAGCAACGGCAACCGGTATGAGGTCGTCGGATCGACGATCTTCACGGTCAGCGCAACAAACGTCTATACGGTTCTCAGCTCACTGGTTTCGTCGTCCGGCCCGGTTTCCATGGTCGACAATGGCACGGACCTGTTCATTGTTGATGGGACTGCGAGCGGCTTCACGGTCAAGCTTGCGACGAACGTCGTATCGGTGGTAAGTGACCCGGCATTTTTCGGTGCGGACAAGGTCGATTTCGTTGATGGGTTCTTCCTGTTCAACCGGCCCGGCACGCAGCAGTTCTATATCTCGCTGTTCGATGACGTGACGTTCGATCCACTCGACATTGCGTCCAAATCGACCTATTCGGACAACCTCGTCACGCTCGCGGTGATGCACCGGGAAATCTGGCTGTTCGGCGAGTTGACAACAGAGGTCTGGTACAACACCGGCGCCTCAGATTTCACATTCGGCCGCATGCCGGGCGTATTCATCGAGCATGGGTGCGCGGCGAAACACTCAGTCGCCAAGATCGATCTGGCGCTGTTCTGGCTAGGGCAGGATCTGCAAGGGCAGAACATCGTGTTTGCCGGCCGCAACTACGTCGCTGAGCGTATCTCGACGCACGCGATCGAGGAAGCACTATCGGCATATTCGCGCGTCGATGATGCGATCGGCTTTTCCTACCAGCAGGGCGGCCACGCCTTCTATGTGCTGACGTTCCCGACCGCGAATGCGACGTGGTGCTTCGATGTGGCAACCGGCGAATGGGCACAGCGCGGCTTTCTGGAAGCGGACGGCACGTTCAGCCGGCACCGCATGAACTGCCATTCGTTCAACGGTGGCCGGAATCTGGTAGGCGACTGGCAAACGGGCCTCGTCTACATGCTTGACCAGAACAACTACACGGACAACGGCGCCACGATCGAATATGTGCGCGCGTTCCCGCACATCCTCGGCGCCGATGGCAACCGCGTGCTGTTCCGCCAGTTCATTGCGGACATGGAAGTCGGTAACGGCCTGCCTGACGACTCGGCGCCGCCTGAAATCCGGCTTCGCTGGTCCGATGACCGCGGTCGCAGCTGGGGCAATTGGGTCGTTGGCTCGCTCGGCAAGGTCGGCGAATACCTGACCAGCATCCAGTATCAGCGGCTCGGCTATGCCCGCGATCGCGTGTTCGAACTGTCGTGGTCGGCACCGGTCAAGACGGCATTGAATGGCGCATGGGTTGATGTGTCGAGGGCGCGTACGTGAGCGACGCGACAAATAGCAATATCCCGAATCCGGGTGTGCCGTTTCTCGATCAGGGTGGCCGTATTTCTCAGGTGTGGTGGGCGTTCCTGCTGGCGATCTTCCAGCGTACCGGAGGAAGTGGAGAAACTATCGGCCCGGTCGAAGACATCTTCACCGCTGGCACGAATTTCACGCCGGGCACGACTGCGACCCTTACGCTCTCGAAGGTCTACACATCCAGGGCTGCTGTTCTGGTGCACTTTGACGGCACGTTCCAGGCGACAGATCAATACAGCGTTTCCGGCAAAACGATCACCTTCACGTCGCCGATTCCGATAGGCACGTCAAACGTCTACGCGAGAGGCTAAAACAGCTAAATGAAAAACTTCCACTTCCTCGCAAGCGGTGTCGACGTCAATCCGCTGATGCTCGCGATCCGCCGCCGGCCCGATCTCTGGAAAGAGGACACGTTCCTTCGCCACTATCCGCAAGGCCCGTTCGGCGAGACCGAAACGATCATGCTGCGCTTTCCGGAGAAGGTCGAAGGGCTGACCGAGGAACAGATTGAGCTGTACAAGCAGAACCAGCTTGCCGGCTATGACCAGTACGAAGCGATCGACTATCCGCCGTACAAGGTGCTGCACGAAGCACGCCCGCTGGTGCGCGACCTGATGGCGCGCGTGGCCGGCGAGCGGCTTGGGCGCGTGATGATCAACAAGATTGTGCCCGGCGGCCGGATCTTCGCGCATGCCGACACGCCTGAGCAGACGCGCTATTACACGCGCTTTCATATCGTGCTGCATGGGCTGCCGGGCGCTGTCATCAAGGCCGGCGATGAGCAGATCAACATGCTGACCGGCGAATGCTTCTGGTTCGACAACAGCCAGGTGCATGAAGTGGTCAACAACAGCGCTGACGAGCGCGTTTCGATGGTCGTCGACATCAGGACTTCACGATGATCACATTCACGATTGAGCCGTTTTCGAGCATCTACGCCGAATTGCTGCCGCTTCTGCGCGCGCATTACGGCGAAATCTCGACGCACAAGGATCACGGCGTGCCGCTCGACCCGGTTGTCGACGTCTATCGCGCGCGCGAACTCGACGGCTCGCTGCTGATGGTAATCGGCCGGGAGCGGGGCGAAATCGTCGCCTACTTCGTGTGCTTCATCGCGCCGGGTCTGCATTATCGCGACTGCCTGACCTGCTCGCCCGACATCTTCTTCGTGCGCGAGGACAAGCGGACCGGCCTGTCTGGCGTGCGCATGTTCCGCTTCGTCGAAAAGGAATTGCGGCGCCGCGGTGTGAAGCGCTGGGCAGTCGGCAGCAAGGTTCAGCACGACGCGTCGGCGCTATTCAAGTTTCTCGACTTCGAGCCCGTCGAAACGACTTACGAAAAATGGCTGGGGGATTGATATGGTCGCAGCAGCGGTAGTAGGCGCGGCAGCTATTGGCGCGGTCGGTTCGGGTGTTGCCGCAAACGCTTCAAAGAGCGCAGCGAACACGCAGGCGCAGGCCGCCGAGGATGCAGCGCACCTGCAAAACGATCAATGGAATCAGACTCAGGCGAATCTGAAGCCGTTCATTGACCTCGGCACGAACAGTATCAATTCGTTGCAGGGTGCGCTATCGAATCCGATGCTGACGCAGCAGTTCAGCGCGCCAACGGCGGCGCAGGCAGCCGCGACGCCGGGGTATCAGTTCACGCAGACGCAAGGGCTGAAGGCGGTCCAGAATAGCGCCGCCGCACGCGGTCTAGGCGTCTCGGGAGCGGCCATGAAGGGCGCCGCATCCTACGCGACCGGCCTGGCTGACTCGACCTACAACGATGTGTTCAATCGTGCGTTGCAGACGTTCAACACGAACTACAGCAGTGCATCGAACCAGGTCAATCGCCTGCAAGGCATTGTGAGCAACGGCCAGAACGCAGCAGCGACGAATGGCAGCCTGGGCGCGGCAGCGGTCGGCAACATCGGCAACACACTGACGAGCGGGGCGAATGCGCAGGCGGCCGGGACGATCGGATCGGCCAATGCGCTGAGCAATGGCTTGAACGGTATCGGTAACAGCGCGGTCACAGGTGCCCTCCTGACCAACAATGCAGGCGGCGCCACGCCGGCCAGCGCTGCGGCAGCGGGCAGCAATCAGTACGGCTTCACGGTTTAAGGGGAAATAAATTGCCAATTGACGCCTCAATCGCCCTGAATGCGAATGCGCCTAAGCCGATTAATCCGCTTCAGGACGCTTTGCAGGTGGCGCAGTACCGCGCGCTCAATGCAAACGGGTTAGCAGCTCAACAGCAACTCGCTGCGAACCGCGCCACGTCGGCCGCCTATCAGCAGGCCACGGACCCGACGACCGGCCAGGTCGACAACAACAAGCTCGTCGGCATTCTCAGTCAGAATCAGGATGCGGCATACAACCTGCCCAATGTGATTCAGGGCATCAACACGCAGAAGCAGCAGCAACAGACGCTGCAAACCGGTCAACTCGATCAGTCAATCAAGGCGCAAAGCTCGCTTCGCCAGGGGCTCGGCAGTCTGCTGACTAAACCGGACCTCTCGGCGCAAGACGTGCAGGGCTTCGCGACGACGCAATTGCAGGCCGGCTCGATCACGCCACAGGTCTATCAGGCTGAAATTCAGTCGATGCCGCAGGACCCGCAACAGCTTCGCCAGTGGGTATCGCAGCACTACATGTCGGCGCTCTCCGGTGAGACGCAATTGCACGCGATGCTCCCGCAATACGCGCAGATCAACACTGGCCCAGCTACTGTGGCGGTCAATCAGAACCCGATGGCGGCCGGCGGCGGCGTTGGCACGGTCGGCTACACGGTGCAGAACGGCCTGTCGCCGTCCGATGCTGCGAGCCCGGTCACGGTCAATGCGAACGGCCAGCCGACGATGATCACGAAGGGGCAGTTCGCTGGCGCGCAGGGCGGCGCTCCAGCTCCGACCGGTCAAGGTGGCGCGCCCGGTGCTGCTGGAGGCGCACCGGCCCAGCTTCCCGGCCAGCTTCCCGGCGGTGGATTCTCGGCTGCACCTCCGCTCGGTGCCGACAAGGTAGCGAACGATGCCGGGGGGCGCTTCAGCACGCTCCAGGCTGCGGCGAATCAGGCCAAGCCGATGATGCAGACCTATGACCTCGCGACGCAGGCAGCTAAGGCAGCATTGCCGGGTAAGGGTGGCGCATCTGCGCTCAACGTGCCGGCGTTGCTGAACACGTTTGGCATTACCGCCGGGTCCGATACCGTCAAAAACAATCAGTTGCTCGTCAATTACCTGAATGGTGCGGCAGATCAGGCGGCGTCCGCTCTCGGCCTCTCTGGCAGCGATTCGCGCCTTGCTGCGGCGAAGGCCGGCCAGCCCGATCCGCACAACATGAACGCGCCCGCGCTTCTATCGTCCATCCAGCACGTGAAGGGTTTGCAGCAAGCCGTGCTTGACCGCTCGAATGCGACGACGAATTTCCTTGCGCAGAACGGCAACAACACCAGCCAGCTTCCGCAGTTCGAGACGAAGTGGAATCAGGCATTCAATCCTGACGTGTCCTATGTCCGATCGCTTGGTGACGCGGCGGATCAGCAAGCAGCGATGCAGCAGATGAAAGCTGACGGCAAGCTCCAGCAGTGGACGAAGGATTATCAGGCCATGAAGGCACTCGGGGCATTCTGATGCCGAACGTTCAAGGGTTCATCCAGCAATACGCGCCGGTCGCGGCAGATGTCGGCCAGCGGATCGGCGTCGCGCCCGATGTGCTGCTCGGACAATGGGGACTGGAAACCGGCTGGGGCAAGTCGGTCGTTCCCGGCACGAACAACCTCGGCAACATCAAGGGGCCGGGCGTTGCCGCGACGGATAACCAGACCGGCTCGAATGATCAGTACCGCGCCTATTCGAGCCCGCAGGCGTTCGGCAATGACTTTGCTAACCTGATCAGCAGCAACTACAAAGGGGCCATAGGTGCGGGCTCTGATGCGTCTGCATATGGCAAAGCATTGAAGGCCGGCGGCTATGCGCAAGACTCAGGCTATGCGAACAAGCTGTCGAGCGCGGTCGGAATGGTGAGGAAATTCGGGGACGCGATTGCCTCGGCGATCTCTGGCAGCGCAAATGCAGCCGAACTCAGCCCGCAACAGATGAGCGGTGCGCCCGTCATCTCGGCCACAGGACAACAGATCATGCCGCAAGCTACGAAACAGCCGGCCGCCGCGCCCACGTCAGCGCCGCCGGCATCGACTGGTGATCCATTGCTCGATATGGCGAATGCGGTCCAATCAGGCTCCGCAGCGTCTTCGTCTACTCCCGCAGCGCCTACGGCATCGGCACAGCCCGCGCAGGCCGCTGATGATCCCCTCCTGGCGATGGCGAACAGCGTGATGTCAGCAAAGGATACAGCGCCGGCAGCGACTGTTCAGCCAACGACAGCGCAGCAGACTGTCAACGGAAAGCCGTGGCAGCCTCCTGGCGCGGTCACGATGGGTATTGGCGATGCAATCAAAGGCGGCGTTCAGTCGCTCGCGCACGGCGGCGCATGGTTGGCGAATAAGATCGCGCCCGACGCGCAGTTCACAAAAGACCTGAATGCAGCAGTTCCGCAGATCGACCAGACCATCCAGTCGCAGGATGCGCAATATGCGGCTCAGCGCGCGGCGAACGGCGGCACCGGCATAGACATCGGTCGCGGAGTAGGTAATGCAATCGGCGCTGTCCCTCTCGCGGCAGCAATGCCGGCTGGCAGCGGCGTTATTGGCGGCATCGGTGCTGGCGCGCTTTCTGGTGCGGCCAATAGCCTGATTGAGCCCGTCACTGACGTGTCGAAAGGGTACGCTAACCAGAAATTGCAGCAAGCCGGGACTGGCGCGATCGTCGGCGGCGTCGCCAATCCATTGATGCGAGCAATTGGCGCGGCGGTTTCTCCCACTGTCGGCGCGGCTCAGCAGAAGCTTCTTGATGCCGGCGTGCCGCTCACACCAGGTCAGATTCTCGGGGGCGCCGCGGCGCGCACCGAAGCCAAGTTGACCAGCGTTCCATTCGTCGGCGACATGATTAAAAACGGCCAGCAACGCGCCGTGCAGGGATTCAACAAGGCGACCTATAACGAGGTGCTTGCGCCGCTCGGTCAGACCTATGATGGCCCGATTGGCAATGAAGGCGTTGCCGCCGTACAGAAGACGATCAGCAATGCCTATGACGATGCGCTGTCAAAACTGACGTTCAAGGCAGATCCGCAGTTCCAGTCAGACCTTGGAAACCTTGCCAGCATGGCGCAGAACCTGCCCCCGGCGCAGCAAGGCCAGTTCATGAGCGTGGTGAAAAACCAGATCGTCGGCAAGCTGTCGCCACAAGGCGAAATGGACGGCGCGACGCTGAAGGGCGTTCAAAGCGAACTTGGCCGTATCTCGCGCGGCCTGACCGGCGATCCGTCTTTCGATAATCAGCAGCTCGGACAGGCTATCGGCGAGGTGAAAAACCTTGTCGAGCAATCCTTGCCGCGTAACAACGCGTCGGATGCTGTTCAGGACTTGGCAAATGCGAATTCGGCCTATGCCAACTTCGTGCGCCTGCGCGCGGCGGCCGGCTCGCAAGGGGCGATGAACAACGAAGGCGTTTTCACTGCGGCGCAACTGAATAATGCAGTGCGCGGCGCGGATAAGTCAGCAGGGAAAGGCGCGACTGCAACAGGCAACGCACTGATGCAGGACTTCTCAAGCGCTGGCCAATCCGTGCTTGGGTCGAAATACCCGGATTCAGGCACTCCGGGTCGCGCGCTGCTCGCCCTGATGGGACCGGCCGCGTTGGGTCAGGCATTCGTGCCCGGCTATACCGCGCCGCTGGCTGCTGCGATGGGCGTCGGCGCACTTCCTTATACGGCAATGGGTCAGAAGGCTGCGCAAGCTCTACTTACGGCGCGGCCCGGTTTCGCGGTCCCAGTAGGGAATGCGCTTTCCCGCTACGGAGTCCCACTCGCCGCGCCTGCGGGCAATGCGCTCATCAATGCGATCACACGCCCGCAATAGTCTGCGGTAAATCGGGGGGATCACTACCACAAGCAGGCAGAAAACAACCGTCTTGACGACCGCATTCCAGAACTGATCACCATTCATTGAAATCTCCGAGCCCTCCCAGTGAGGGCTTCTTTATTATAGGCCGCCAATTGAGCGGCCTTTTTGTTTTGGGGCCCACATGCAAATCCTGCCGAACGCAAAGAGTCAATTCATCGACTCCGCTGGGCAACCGCTTGCCAGCGGCACAGTCGGATTCTACTTCCCTGGCACGCTTAACCCGAAGGCCACGTTTCAGGACTCGGCCGGCACGATCGCCAACACGAACCCGGTGCAGCTCGACAGCCGCGGTCAGGCGATCATCTGGGGAAATGGAATCTATCGGCAGATTGTCAAGGATGCATCGGGCGTCACGATCTGGGATCAGATCACCGAAGATCCGAATGCTGGCCTCACTGGCGATCTGACAGACAACCTGTTCGTTGCCGGCACGAATTTCACGCCTGGCACTACGACACAACTCACGCTGACCACCGCCCCTGGTTCTGTCCAGAACATGTGGGTGTATTTCGATGGCACCTATCAGGCTGACAACCAACTCTCTCTGAGTGGCACGACGCTGACGTTCAATTCGCCGATCCCGGTCGGCGTGACTCTCGTCACTGTCAAGATCGGGACGACGATCGCCATCGGCACACCTGGAACGGGGGCTGTGACGGATGCCTCCGTTGCGGCGAACGCTGGCATCAACAGCACAAAGCTAGCGTACATCGAAGGCGATGCGGGCTCACTCTCCCGGACTGTCCAGAGCAAGCTCAGGGAGCGAATCAGCGTCAAGGACTTCGGCGCGAAGGGCGATGGCATCACTGACGATTCTGCCGCGTTTCAGGTTGCACTGAATACCGCCATTTCACAGAACAGCCGTCTTGTCATCCCATCTGGCTGCTACATCATCGGCACTCCGCTGGTGGCTCAGTTCAGTAACGTCAGTGGTGGACTCAACGATCATGGGCGACGGCCGCGTATAGAGGGCGACGGTTCCGAAGATACGTTGCTGTTCTATACCGGGGCGAGCGCATCGCCCGTTCTTTCGGTGATCGGCGCCGGTGATTTTGTGGACCTGATGACCGTCAAGGGATTTCGCATCAACCGGCCATTTGCCACACCCGCTGGCGTCGGTTTGCTTGTTAGCACGACGATTCACGGCGTCATCGAAGATATCGCTATTACAGGTTTCGATACTGGCCTTCAGCTTACCGACGTCAATAGCATGAAGCTCGTCAAGGTTTCTCTGTCTGGAAATAACCTTGGGTTTCTTGCGCAGCAGGGCACGGTAACGCCGCCGAACCTGATCGAATGGGATTCATGCGCATTTGACTCAAATATCAAGAGCGCTGGCACGTCTCTGTTGGGCACTGTGGTCGCGTTCAGAAATTGCTCGTTTGAAGGCAATGGCAACGGCACTGCAGCGACTCTCACTCTGACCTACAACGGCGGGACGGGTTGCGCAGCGAGCAGCTTCTATAACAACTATTTCGAAGGGAATTTCGGGCCGGCTGACATCTTTCAGGTGCTTGTCAATCCCATGCCGCATGGAAACATGGTTGTTGAAGGCAACGTGTTCGACAAGATCGACGCGACGAAATTCGTCACCAACCATATCTTCATCGATGCATCGGCATTGGGCGCCGTTGGAAGTCCTTTCAACGCGCAGATCCGCGGCAACGGATTTTTCAATGGCGGCCTGGTACCACACAACCCCGCCATTGTTCAGGCTCCAGGCGGAAGCGGTTATTTCGGTTTCCGATCGAATGACATGCTCAATGACAACACGTTCAGTTTCGCCAGCGAGCAACCGGCCGTAACTCCAAGTTCACTGATCGATGGCGAAGCGGTGTGTCAGATCAGTTCTGCTGGCGTTCTCTCGAACAGCCTCGGCGTGACTACATGTACGAAAACTGGCCCCGGCCTATACGTGCTGACCATTCCTCAACTCACGTCCGCAGCGCTCGTCTCCGTCACTCCCAACACGTCAGGAATCGCGATGGCCAGCGGCCTCGTGATAAGCGCGACTCAGGTAGCTATCCAGACAGCCAATGGAACAGGGGCTGCGGCTGACTTCGCGACCACTGTCCGCGTGAAGATGCTTTGAAAAAACAGATGACCAAAACGGGGAATCAAATGAAAGACATCGCAGCGAGCGCTGTAAAGGCAGTTCCACCAATCGGGGCGAACTGGTGGCTATGGATAGAGGGACACGACATCAATTGGTACGTCGCTGCTGCGACGATCGTCTATATCGGCTTGCAGGCGTTTTACCTGATCCGCAATGGCGGACGCAGAGGTAGCGAATGAATCCAGATAACGAAGCACAACTCATCGTTGAATTACGCCGCGATGAGGGCGTGCGCTATGTGCCGTATGCGGACACGAAGGGCATTCCAACCACAGGGGTAGGGCACAACCTGCAAGCGTCTCCGCTGCCCACAGGCTGGTCCTATCCGCTCTCTGACGATCAGGTTAATCAACTCCTGATGAGCGACCTCTCAAACGTGTTTTCGGATCTGAACCGCGATCTCCCGTGGTGGACCGATCTGAACGACGTGCGTCAGCGCGTCATCTGCAACATGTGCTTCAACCTCGGCATGAGCAAGCTCGCAGGCTTCAAGAACACCCTCGCGGCGATGCGTCAGGGTCGGTATGACGACGCTGCGGACGGGATGTTGAATAGCGCGTGGGCCTCACAGGTCGGCGCGCGCGCACAACGACTCGCGCAAATGATGCGCACGGGGGAATCGCTATGAGCGCATGGACATCGGCATTGAACGTCGTCAAGACGCTGGCGCCGACGATCGCAACGGCATTGGGTGGGCCGCTCGCCGGGGGCGCTGTGATGGCACTGGAAAGCGTGTTCGGCATCACTGCCAAACCGGATGAATCTACTGACGATCGGCAGACCGCAATCGCTGCGGCTATCAGTGGCGCGACGCCCGAGCAACTGGCCGCGATGCGTGCGAAGGATCAGGATTACGCGCTCGCAATGGCGCAAGCCGGGTTCAAGGACACCGAGACGCTCGCAAGTCTGGCAGTGCAGGACCGGGCCAGCGCACGTGCAATGCAGATCAGCACCAAGAGCGTGACGGCGCCGTTCCTCGCAATGTTCGTCACCTTCGGATTCTTCGGCGTGCTGGCCGTGATGATGTTCTATCAGCTTCCACAGGCCACGCACGACGCGCTGATGCTGATGCTTGGCTCGCTCGGTACGGCATGGACCGGCGTCATCGCTTACTACTTCGGCAGCTCGGCCGGCAGCGATCGCAAAACCGAACTGCTCGCTCAATCGACTCCAGGAGCGGCGCAATGAATCTCGTCAAAAACTACCTGCTGAACATCCTGAAGTGGCTCGACATCGGCGTGAACGTCATCGTCCTGTTCGGTGCGAGCAACGAAACGATCAGCGAACGATCAGCCAAGGCACGCAACGCCGGACGTAAGTGGGGCTGCGTGCTGTGCGGTCTTCTTGACTGGATCAATCCAGGCCATTGCGACAACGCTCTCACGTCAACCATCGGCGGAGACGCCATCATTCCTGACGGGAAATAACATGAAACGACTTCTCACTATCGCGGCTCTCGCTCTGGTCTGCGCTGCTTCGTTCGGGGCTACGCTTAACCCGGTCCAGTTGCTTAACCCAGCCGGCTCGACAGCCGGACAGGTGATCGTCTCGACTGGCGCAAGCACGGCGCCGGCATGGTCGGGCAATGCGATACTTAACGGGCTGACATCCTCAACCTTCACTATCGGACAGGCGCTTTCTGGTAACGCGGTGACAAGCGAAACGGTCGGCGCGGCGCCGGGCTCGCCCACCTTCAGCGGCTGGTTGAATTCGTTCTGGCGTTGGGGTTCGGTCAATTCGGCAGTCGGGCACCAGGTCGGGTTTAACGTCGCGTGCTATATCACTCCGACCAATACTTCCCTGGCGGAGCAGGACTGTGCACAGTTTCAGGCCATCGATGCGACGGGCGACGGCTTTACGAATGCCGTAGGCGCGCGCCGGGACGGAGCTATCGCGGGTACTGTCACCAATGGTTTCGCGTGGGGCGGCAACGACATAGCAACCATCAACCCCAGTGGTGACGGTCAGCTTATCGGTAACGAAATCGACGTGGTGAACAACGGTTCGACTGTTGCTTCGCCGCTCGGCGCGACGAAGATGAAGGTTGGTCTGTGGTTGGCTAACTTCGCTAATCCGGCCACGGCAGCCATTGGACTGAACGGCACTGGCTGGAAAAACGGCCTGTGGGCGCAAGCCAATAACTTTCCGGCCGGAGCGAGCTTATTTTGGCTGGACAACAACTCCGGAACCGCGCTGTATTCGGTAAGCGGCACCGGTGTTGTCACGTCAACCGGCAGCACGTCAGGATCGTTCGCAGCTTCCGGCATGGTCGGTCAGACCATCCTGCACAGCACTAGCGGAACATCCCTGACGACCGGCACCGCGGCTAATGCGACTTCGTTCAGCGTGCCGGCAGGAAACTGGAATCTACAATGCTCGTTCGCTTTTATTGCCGGCGCGACAACAACGATCGGCTCTATCAATGGCGGGGTTACGACAACGTCAGCAGTTTTCCCGGCGAACTACTTTCAGGCAACGCAATTGGCTGCAAGTTTTACTGCCGGGCAAAGTCAGGTCATTTCCACGCCGATTTTTGCTCAATCGTTCTCGGCCCCTACGACCGTCTTCTGCGTGGCGTTCTCGGTATTCGGCACTAGCACGATGGGCGTGAACGGAACGTTGACCGCAACGCGTATCAACTAACGACCAGCCGGCGCAACGCCAGCTTTGCTATGCGTACCGGCGCTGCAACCTTCCACGACAGCGAAGCGCGCACACGCATAAATCTCTCGTATGCGGTCTCTTCGTCATCGGGTATCAGATCCTCGCTGCCCAGACGAAGGGGCCACGTTATCTTCCACGACGTTGACAGGTAGCATTGATAGAGCGATTCCTGATAGGTGCCGTATATCTCTTTCGTTACCGGCTCACCCTTGATGATATTGATCACGCGGGCCAGATAGCGCTTGTAATCGTCCTCGACGTTTTTGTTGACTTCGACGATATCGCGGTAGGCACACAGAATATCCAGCAGCTCAGAGGCATCCGGTGATTTATCCTTGTCCGCCTTTTTCGCTTCATTGACGAAGGCCGGGCCGAATCGCGGTATCAGACAGTCTTTCAGGTAGAAGCGGTTTTTCTTCGGCTCATCCCCGTATATGCCAACCAGCTTCCTGAAATACTTGAACCTGCTGCGCGACATCTTGACGCTCCACGACGTTGACCCGGTGTGCATGCACCAGACCGTTACCGGTTTGTCCAGATAGTAATTCGTATATCCGGCGCGGAACAGGCGCAGGAACAGGTCATCGTCTTCGTAGCCCATGAACTGCTCATCGAAGCCGCCGACAGCCTCAAACGCGCTTCGCAGGATCAACGACGCTGATGGCAGGACATGCAGATCATGGCCCAGCATGTGGGTGATATTGCCCTGCTTCGGGTGCATCCCGACCTGCTGGCGAAGCATGTTCGAATGGACGATGTTGCCGTCTTCGTCGCCTTCGCACAGATCGGCGTAGACGTAGCCTAGCCGAAGATCTCGTTCGGGGACTAGCTCAAGCAAGTCTTCGATATGCTGGGGCAGGTAGAAATCGTCCTGGTCGAGCAGGGAGATGAATCCCGACTTCGTCGCCGCGACGCCAGCATTGCGCGCCGAACCCTGACCGCCGTTCGCCTTGTCGATTATGCGAAATCCATATTTCGCCGCCAGCGGAACAAGTGCCGCGCGCTCGTCAGGCTTCGAACCATCATTGACGATCACAAATTCATCGGGCGGGATCGTCTGCGATACGACGCTTTTTATCGCGCGCTCGATCCATTTCGATCCGTTGTAATAGGGCACGATGACCGCTACAGTCGGTCGATTTTTGGTATGGTCCATCTCTACTCTCCGGCGCGCACCAACAGCATGCGTAATTGTCTGGTTATTGAATATCGGCACGATACTCCGATTTCTTGAGGGTGCAAGTCCGGATCAAGCCCGGCGCTACCCAAAAACTCCCCACGAAAAAACAAGGCCAGACCAAAAGGCAATGACGAGTCCGGCCTCACGCACCAATAATAGTTTATACAAATCCACTGTCAAGGTGTATTTGTGTAGAAACAAAGAGTTAGGGGGGATCTCCGGTTTACCCCTACTCCCCACATTCCCCACCAAACACCGCAAGTTGTAGAATCGAGTCCCCAAACATTACCCAAGGGACTCCCCACGTGGCCTCCATCACTGCCTACAAAGACGGCTGGCGCGCTCAGATCTACGTCCATGGGGAACGCGATTCCCAAACGTTCCGCACACAGCGTGAGGCCAAGACATGGGCTGCCGCGCGCGAGCATGAGATCCGTGAGCAGAGCAAAAAGCGGCCGGCATCTCGCCATACCCTGCGCCAGATGCTGGAGCGCTACGACGAGGAAATCATCCCGGCAAAGAAGGGCTCTCGCCCCGAGTCGCTGCGCCTGCGAGCCTTCCTGCGCAACTTCCCCGAGCTGGCAAACAAGACGCTTGACGAAGTGCGAACGCCCGACCTCGCGGCATGGCGAGATGCGCGCCTCAAAGGTTTCGTGGGGAGTAATGGGAAGCCAGTTGAGCGCGTGGGGATCGCGTCGGTTCAGCGCGATATCAGTTGGTTGCGCAATGCGTTCAATATCGCGCGCAAGGAATGGCATTGGCTGGATACAAGTCCGTTCGAAGGTTTCCGTCAGCCGTCCGATCCGCCGCCGCGCGACAGACGCGTTTCACCGAAAGAGGTCAAGCTGATCTGCCGATGGCTCGGCTATAGGTCGGGCGAAGTGCCGCGGTCGCTCAGTCAGGAAGCCGCGCTTGCATTCCTGGTGGCGATCCGGTCGGCCATGCGTGCCGGAGAGATACTGAGCCTTGGGAAAACCACGCTGGACATGCGGCGCCGCGTCGCGCGCGTGCCGCACAAGACGCAACACCTGACCGGCAGGCCGCGCGAGATCCCGTTGACTCGGCAGGCGCTTCGTCTGCTGCGGCCGGTGGCTGACCGAGAGAAGTGCTTCGCGATCTCGTCGTCTTCCCTCGATGTCTTGTTCAGAAGGGCGCGAGATCGGCTGGCTGAGTCGGTTCCATCCATCGCTGATCTACACTTCCACGACTCGCGCGCCGAAGCGCTGACGCGGCTGTCGCGAAAGGTGGACGTGATGACCCTGGCAAAAATCAGCGGCCACGCCGACCTGAAGATTCTCATGTCGACGTATTACCGAGAGTCTGCCGAGGACATCGCCGCGCGCCTTTAACTTGGCCGTAGCACCTTGTCTACCTGCTCGATCGGGATCAGGCCGCACTTGTTCAGCTTGAACTGGCCGGCGCGAAGCATCTTGCTCACGGTCCACCGACTGAGACCGAGCATTTCGGCGGCCTGGCCGATTGTCACTTGGGCCGGTCGCGGCCGGCGCGCTTCGTAGAACTCGAACGCGCGTTCCAACATTTCGATTTCGCTCATCACACCCCCTTCGCCTGTTTAGCCAGCGCGGCGTCGATAGTTGCATCTCCATCGGCAAGAGCGCGCACCACTCGAATGCAATCGTCCGAGTCCAGCATGTAATCGTTGTCGTTCTGTCGATCGTCTTCGGCCTTGATTGCAGCGCATGCTTCCTCCAGCGCTGCGCGGCGAGAAGCCTGCCAAGCCCGCCATGCCACACGCGCGGAAGGGTAGGAATAGACTCCGGCGCGATCGCACTTGTCAGGATTAATCCCTTCTTCCCGGCACCACGCCTCAAACTTCTCTCTTTCCGTCATCTCGCGAACTCCCCATAGTGCTTAGCTTCGGCTGATTTGCGCGCGCAGATAGCATCGAATCGATCAGCAAAAGTTCCAAGATGCGTTAAAACTTTGGAAACCCTGATACTTGCCGTCCATGCAGATGCGGTACGGTGCCAATAGACTCCTTTAACGCCTGAGGTGTTGCTCTTTCGCATCTTGCAGTTCATGCTATTCTGACTTCTTGTAGCCGTACGGAGATTCTCGATTCGGTTGTTCCGCGTATCGCCGTCGATATGGTCAATCACATCAGGGATCTCGCCATAGTGCATGAAGTAAATTACCCGATGCGCCAAGAGCCTTTTTTTCCCGTGGTTTATCCGTCTATACCCCAACGAATCACAACAGCCGGCCTCAGTTCCTATTAAGGCGCTCATATGCGGCCTGACCCAAAATAACCGACCGTCCTCATATCGAACGCGTTTCGACACAGACTCGTAGAGATCTCGGTCACTCATGTTTCTCTCCGCTTGCTGGCTGGGTGGCAGTCGGAAATGCGGGGTGCCGAGTCCAGTGCGTGTGATAACCGGGCCAGTCGCTGTCGTTCGGTGTGCCGATCCATGCTGGCTCACCAAGCCATTCCCCATCTTCCCAAGTCCACCAGACCACGTTGCCGTAATCTTCGTGATACTCGTCCATCGTCAGCGCCCGCGTCTGTGCTACTGGTTGCTCAACGTCGAGAAGATTGCGCAACGCCTGCACGGAAACGTCCGAAAGGAATGAGCCATCGTGGCATTCATTCTCAATATCTAGGCTGATTGAAACCGCAGCCTCAATTGCTATCCTCTGCTCATCGTCCAGCACCACGGCAGTCGGAGATGGCTGCGGGGCGGAGAGGTTCTGCGGCGTAGCGAAGTGAACAACATCGACGGGTTTGCCGATCAGCGCTTTCCCCGCATTGGTCAATTCGAAATGAGTGCAGTCCAGGAAACCGCGCTCTGCCCAGTTCATCAGAACGTCGTAGGGCGTTGACGTTTCGCCGTTATCCTCGAAGTCCTCGGCTGTTTGCCGGAACTCGGCCAACTCATCGTCATCCATCGTCACCGGCTCCCCCGATTGCGCTGGCGCGGCAGGGAATGCGGCGAGCATTTTGTCCGCAGCAAGCATGGCGGCCATGTACGTGTCAGCACCGCGACCTACATCACGGATCGCACCCTCGATCGCTTCTATGATCGACTCCCTATCCCCCATCGGCGCGGCAGGCTTGCTTGCAGATAGCAGGGCGTCGCCAGCAATGTCATGCACTTGGAACAGCGCATCGTGCCAGGCGATTTGCCACGTGAACCAATCGACGTTCATACCCGCTTTACGCTGAGCTTCGAAGCCGCCACGCATCAGAGTTTTCTTGTCTGTCATATTCAATCCTTCGGGATGGGTGGGAGCGGTCATAGCTTCGCGGCTCCGCCGCGCTTCGACAGGTCAGCGTGCAACTCCTGCCACGCCTTAAGCACGGTCTCTTCATTGAACGTGCCTTCCAGTTCCATGCGTGTGCCGCGTGCCGTACGAATCGAGAAAACGACCCGGGTCTCGCCTTCTTTCGGCACTTCGCGGCGGATGCGCGCTTTGAAATCAGCCATTGCTCGCCTCCTGATCCCCGGCAGATGAAGCAGGGGCGGCCATAGCGCGCATCTCCTCAACTGCGGTCTTGCGCCAGTTCTCCGGATCGCGCAGGTAGTGGCGCAGCATCCAGTCGATGGTGGCCGCTTGTTCGGCTTCCGCCTTCGCCGGGATGTCGTGGCCAGCTTTGCGCAACGTCTGCGCGTACTGAATACACTGGAAGCAAATCAGGCCGAGAATCCACTGCAACTCATCGGTGAATTCAGCGGGATAGACCAGCTCACGCACCGCCTCTGCCTGCACGGCGGGAGTGGGCGAGGCCTCATCGATCTCCCGTGCGATCTGCTCGTCGAGCTCCTCGATCAGGTCAAGCACGCGCTGTTGGCGCAGGCCGTCGCGGTTCATGAAGTCGCGCGCGACGTCGCGCAGGATCTGAAGCTTCTCGTCTATTGTGGTCATGGTGCCCTCACTCATTGTTCGATTGTTTCGCGCGCTGCGCGGATTCACTTGACTTCGAGGTCCGGGACAATCTGCGCCGGCTTGAAAACCACCTTGTAGTGATACGGGCTGACTTCAGCGGCATCCATTTGCTCGACGAAGTAGGTCACGTTGCGCGACAAGCCGAGAAAGTGCTTCTTGAAACTCGTCGGGCCCACCTTGCAAGTCACAGAAAGCTCGCCGCTCTTATCGGCATTACCGAGGGAGCAAAGCCCTTCGATGGTCATCATGTAGCTGCTGTCGACCGTGTTGTAGAACACGATCCGTCGTGAGATCTGGAAGTTGTCAGCCGCAGTTGACAGGTTTCTGGACGCTACATCGGCGTCGTTGCACGCGGCCAAAACAGACAGGCATGCGATCAGCAGAAAAAGCGCTATGCGTTTCATGTTCTCTCTCAGAAAAAGGACCGGCTCATGCAGACGCCGGCCAACACACACGCGCGGAGATCACCACGCGGTTTTCGGGGGTTCAAACTTCCAAAAATTCGACGCCCAGCGCCTGTACTGCATAGACCTCGACGCGCTGAACGTAGTTGTTGAACGTTTCCTTATTCATCTGCGCGGTACTCATTGCTACCAAGCCTGCTGGGCCGTCTTCTTTCGGCGCGTACTGTTCGCGGAAGTACGTGTGCCATGCCTCGCGGCTGAAGCGCTTTCCCTCGATCTCTGCCTGCTCGGCAATGTCGTCGAGCATCGCCCAGTAGCGGGCGTTGGCCTGAAGGCTCCGTTTTGCCTGATAAGCATCGACGCTCACCACCAGCGGCTGGCCTATACGCGCCTGTTCTGCCGCATTGTCCTTAATGAACTTCCAGGCTGCCGCTGCGGCTTCGCGATTTCTTAGCGTGAAAATGGCCATTTACTTCCCCCAAGCAAGTTGCCAAAACTCATCTTTCTGCGCCTTCAACTCGGCCACCGTCGATGCGTTGACCATAAGCTGATAGCTCAGGCTCTCAGCCTGGTTGAACAGGTCTGCCGCAGCCTTCGGGTCCGGATCGTTCAGACCATGCCGAAGCGCATCGCAAGCTTGCTGCGCCCACGACTGCATGGTGGACATGAGCGTCTTGTATTCGCCGTTCACAGTCGCGTACTTGCCGCGCGCTTCGATGACAGCCGGGTCGATGGTCGAGAGGTCCATCACGCGGCTACCTTCAGTTCGCGCTTGCGCTTCGAATATGCCGCCGATAGTGTTGCCCGCTGCTCTTCCGAAAGCGGCAACGTCTTGAGCGGAGCCGCAACATGGTCTAGCGCTTCCATGTCCTCGGCCTCGCGCATGGCAATCTGGAGGTCTTCAAGTTCGTTTTCTGGCAGCGATGCAGGCTTTTCTTCGGGCTCTTCATCCTTATGCAGATCGCCCTTGTGCCACAGGTCGAGAGCCGCACCGAAGCGCATTGCAGCGTTGCGCAGGGCGTCTCCGATCCGTTCCTTCATGGCATCGGGGCCGGTCTTGCCTTGGGCGTCGCCGTAGCCCAGCCGCGTCACGCCGCAGACCGTCAGGCGGATCCACATGCCGCCGAACTGATCGAGCAGGGGCAATCCGTCAGCGCCGAAGGCGACAGGCTCCCACGTCCAGTTTTCGTCACAATCGAGCAGCCGATCAGTCAGGGCAGCATGGCCGACGTAATCCAGGTGAACAGCGGGCATTCCATGGAAGCCGCCGCAGATGTTGCATTTACTCTTCGGCGAATCCTTTTTGTATGGCTTTGGAAGCGTGCTGATCTGGTGAGCGGGGAACGGCTCGCGCAGTTTCTGAAGGCCTGTCTTTTGCGTTTCCATGTGTTGCTCCGTAGGTTTCCATCCATTCCAAATATTCTTGAAGCTCCTGCTGCTGGCGCCAGTCGTCGTCTTCGTTCATTGCGCCGCTGCCAGATTCGCCCCGATGACCGTTATGAACGCCAGCGCGAAAAACATCAGCGCGGTACGCATCGGAAAGTTGATCAGCGCGAGGTCGATCCGGTCAGCCAGCGACGGCTTGATATGCTTCACGTCCTGCATCCAGTATTTGTTCATCTCACCCTCCGAAAATAACGTTGACCGCGTGATCCCAGAAAAGCGCCGTCATGACCAACGCCGTAAAACACGACCCGAACAGTGCACTCCAGATCACCAGCAGAACATCCGCACCGAAGAAGTCAGGATGCGCGATAGGCTCACGGTCGATTCCGGCGAACGCGCGGTGCAGGCGGCCGGCGAAGCGGGCTAGGAAGAATTTCACGCGGCACCTCGGGCGCGGAGCATAGCGTCAGCTGCGAGATAAGCGGTCTCGGCGATGTAGTCGAAGTCGGATCTCTGCGCCCATGTCTGACCGCTTCCTGCCGGCATGAGATACGAAGCCATCGCCTTCGCCGCGAAGTAGTCGCGCAGCGTCATACCGGCCGGGTTTTCCCACTGCTGCTCGGGGTGGTAAGGGACTGGAAACGCTGGCCCACCATCATTAATCTCGCTCACATCAACCTCCCATCACCAGATAAGCGCATCTCAGAACGGAATGTCGGACGCTTCTTCTGCTTCCGCCATCGAGGTCGGCTTGTTCTCGATCGCCAGCAGAGATTGGATTTCCCGATTGATCTCCATTACCTTCCCGTTGAATTCGCGACTCAGCTTCTCCTTCTCGCGTTCCAGGTTGGCGACCAAGGAGGGGCGAATGTCGAAGCCATCCGGCACTTCGATTTCGATGTCCTGCTCACCAATGAGTGCCAAAGAGCGGCTGCTCGTACTGGTCATATCGAACGGGTAGATTGTGTGCTTCACTTCGAGATCCCACGGTTCCTTCTCTGCGTGCACGAAACACTTGATAGTCACTTTCATGTCATTCCCCTTTGAGTTTTTGTTCAACGATTCTTTCGAAAGCTTGATCGATCAGCACAAAAAGCACGTGTTTATCGTCAGCCAGTCCGCGCCGATATGCCTGCATGAAGACCTCAGCGCGTGGCTCCGTGAAGTCGGCCATTTCTTCCAGCAGATCCGCGAACGTGACACCTTTCTCGATCGCCTCGCGCCGGTCGTACTGCACGCATGCGGCGTTGTCGGCGGCTTCGAGCTGCGTATCGAACAGCCAGTCGCCCGTTTTCATGGTCCGATTGATGACCAGTGGAATTGCGCTCATGTCAGGCTCCTGTAGCTTTGGCGATCGCGGCGTGGGCTTTGTCGAACTCAACCGTTGCGCGGTCAGCTATGGAAACAACGGCAATGAGGGCTTCGAGCAGTTCTGGTGCGGCAGCAATCAGGTTCGCGTTGGCTTTAGCCTCATCTGATGAAGAAAGGGTCATTCCATGAACCCTCACTTGCTCGCCATCTAGCCCGCAAATACCGTCATCAATCATTCCCCATGATGACGGGCGCGTTTTCTGGTTCCACGGCCCTGGCGTATGTTTAATCTCGCTCATTTCATTCCCCTCAGCACGCGATGAGACCCTGGGCCTCGTCGATCAATTTCTGGAAGCAGCCGTTGCAGCAAGTTGTCGGCTTGACGCTGGGCCAGTAGTTCGAGCGCTTCTCCACATCGGTCTTCAGCGTCTCGCAGCTATCGCAGCGCACCAGCGTGCGGACTGTCAGAGGGCGGGAGCGCCAGGCGTCGAGTGCGTTCATGTCAGCCCCCGTCTCTCTGATCAGCCACACCGGGGGCGATGAGGTTGGTCGCCAACTCGCGCAACAGATGCTCTGTCAGGCAACCGTGCGGCAGTGGGAGAGCATTTAGCTCGAGCAAATCCCTCGCAAGAACAGACATGACGCACCTCCTTAAACGTGAGCGCCCATGAAGGCCGCGCTAGGCGCCTTCACGTAGTACCCGTTCGGGTCGCGGCGCACTTCGAACGAGCCGTCCCACAGACCGATCTCAGCGGCGTATTCCGTCGCCACCTCATGCGAAGGAACGGGGCCGTACGCGCACTCGTCAACCCATGCGATCAGGTAGAAAACATCGTTCGTGTCGTCGCTCATGGCTCACCTCTGGTTGTTCGTGGTTCGTGGTGCTGATGTAGATATAATAGGAAAACTCGTTACATAGAGCAATAGGAAAACTCGTAATAATGAGTGAAATTTTGCTATCGAAATGATAGCGGCGATAGGAGATCAAGAAACCCGGTCAATTGCCGGGCGTCTTAATTAGCGTGTGGGGTGGGGGGCTAGGGAGGCGGGAGCGCGTGGCTGATCTATGTTGCGCCGGCCCCAAAATTGTTTTCAGACTGCTTCTATGTTGCTGAGGCGTTGCGCCACAGCCAGACAGTACGACAGTTGTTTCAATCGGTCCTTCAGTGCTTCGCAGTTCCGGCAGCTCGGAACATCGCAATCGTTTGCGTTTGGAGGCTGCAAAAAGGAGGGAACCTCGATTCCCTCGTCTCTGTTGTTAGTTAAATCCATGGTTTCAAACACCCCGCATGAAAGGTAGAAATTGCCTGCACGGCCCTGTGCAAGTCAAATATTCATCCTACAAACTGGTATTTGAAAGATGGGGTAAATACTTACAAATTTTTGCCGTTATTTGGGATTGGCGGCGTTTTTGCCCGTTGTTGCCGGGCCATCTCTTCTGCGATCGCCTGCTGGATGAATTCTTTCGTTTCCGGCGATACCCCGTAATCTCTATTACGGTCCTGGTCGCAATTCCGGTACAGCTCGCGCACCTGATCGGCCAGCACGGGGCTGATGTCGTCGATCTTGACTCCTAGTACCTTCGCGAACTGACCAACGGCGTACAGGTTCAGCTTGGCCTTTCCCTTCAGGTACAGATTCACGTTCCCCTGAGTGCCCATGTCGAACTCGACGCCGAACTTTTCCTGCGTCATCCCTTCCGGGCGCTTCTCACTCCATAGGCGATCGAGACGCTTCGCGTCGTCTATCTGCCATTGCGTTAGTTTCTGTTTGACCATGGCTGAACTATAGATTTCCTAGTGATCGCCGCAACGAGTTTTCCTGTTGACAAACAGAATGAGTTTTCCTAGTATGTTCACTATGAAACTCGCCGACTACCTCGCCAAGCACTCCATCAGCCAAATTGCGCTGGCCCATCACCTCGGCGTGAGCCAGGGCCGTGTGTGGCAGTGGCTCAACGGAGAAAAGGTTACTCCGAAGTATTGCCCGGAGATCGAGAAGTGGAGCAATCGCGAAGTCACCTGCGAAGAACTCAACGACTCGGTCAACTGGAAATACGTTCGCGAGTCCGCTCAATCGATCGCAGATAGCGATGTCATCGAACGCGCCAAGGCTTCGGATGACGCACAGCCGCCCGTTGGCGGAACGAACCGCAAGCGCAAAGAAGCTCGGGCAGCAGGATAAAAATTCAGCAGTACGGATGGGACCGGTGTTCGAAGTAGTGGGCATTTAGAAATCCAATGGCGTCGATGTACTGGCGCCATTTTTAACCGGGTGCACTGATAACCGGTGAGCATGGGGGATAAAAATTGTTATCGAAAAAACTCACCAGGGATGAAAACCAAATGATTCTCGACTTCGAACCCGGCCTCGTAGAGCGCCATAGAAGCTTGAAGGATTGCGTCGCGACTGGCGTTTATCGGCGCGGCCTGACGAATGTGGCCATCGATCTCGACCAGGCTCCCAGCAATCTGAGCGTACAGCTTTCGGAGGATGGTTCCAGACATTTCTCGATCGATTCGTTCGAGAAGTACCTGGAAAAAACCAAAGACTTCACGCCGATCTATTACTTGGTGGAGAAGTTTTTGGACGACAAGACAAGCAAGAAGGTAGCTGCGCTTGAGCAAATTCAGGCTCTTGGCCCGCAGTTCCTCGACTTGCTCAAACAGGCAGGGATTTCGGCATGACAGGTGATCTGATGTCTCTTTGGATGCTCGGTGTGATTGCTGTCGCGGTCGTCGGATGCTGGAAGCTGTCTTAGCCCGGAGGTTGTGGTGATGCCGTCATACAGGATCAAGGACTGGAACAAATTCCAGCACTTCAAGGATCGTAAGCCGCCTTGGGTGAAGTTGTACCGGGACATCCTGGACGACATGGAATGGCACGAGTTGGACCCTCAGGCAGCAAAAGCTCTGGTGATGTTCTGGTTGATAGCGAGCGAGACGGACGGGATGCTTCCTGATATCAAAAAGCTTGCTTTCCGCCTTAGGACTACTGAAAGCAAGATAAATGAGGTGATATCGAAGCTTTCTCACTGGCTGGAACAAGTTGATATCGGCGTGATATCAGAGCGATATCAAGATGATCCTCTAGAGACAGAGAGAGAGACAGAGGAAGAGAGAGAGACAGAGAAGAAAACGCGCGTTCCGCGCTTCGATGCGCAAGCGCATCTCGAATCACTCGGCGTTGATTCTCAAGTTGCAAAGGATTGGATTACGCACCGCAGGACAAAGAAGGCCGCGCCAACCGAGACAGCGATCGAAGGGATCGACAAGGAAGCGCGGAAGGCAGGGATCTCTCTGCAAGCAGCTTTGACGGTCTCATGCCAGCGCGGATGGCAAGGATTCAACGCTGAATGGATGAAAGGCTCTCAGGGTCCGCCGCGCGGTCCGAGTTGGTCCGAAAAGAACGACGAAGTAATCGCACAGCTAACCGGCAGGAACCGATATGAACCAGATGACAGAACCATCGATGTATGAGCGGCCGGAGAAGCCTGAGTGGCCCTTGAACGCGTTGCCGCTGGTTGCGGTGGAACGCATTCTGGCGCTCATGTCGGCGACTTACGGATCCCGTTTCGCGTCGTTGTGGAGCGGCACTGATCCGACTCAGATGCAAAAGGTCTGGGGCGTCGAGCTGGCGAAGTTGAGCGACGAACAGAGAAAGGCTGGCATTTCGAGCTTAACGGCGCTTCCGAAGGCGCCTACGCTGCCCGAGTTCATTGCGCATTGCAAGCAGGCCCGGCTTGAGCAGGCCGTGTTCCAGGCTCCGCGTCTGGAGCATGTGACGCCGGCTGATCAGAAGGTAATCGACGCCAACCTCGCGCAGATCAAGCGGTTCAGCAAGACCAAGCGCGTGTCTGCTGGCAATCCTGGCTGGGCGTACGACTTCATGATCCGTGGTGCCGCGCTGAATGCTCAGCCGACGTCGGTCGAAGTTGCCAAAAGCTGCCGCGAGGCGATTCTGTCAGCGGTCGGTCGGGAATATCCGAGAACACAGGAAGGCGAGCGCGCCGAACAGTGCGCCCAGATCCTGCGCGAAGTCGTCAAGTCAAGCATGGAGCAGTGATGGCCAAGCCCAAAACCAAAATCAACGAGATCGTCGCCCTGATCGAAAAGCACGGCCCGGTTTCTCCCAACCGGCTCACCGAGATCACCGGCGACTTCCGCCAGTCGATCGACAAGTACGTCAGACAGGCGCATGACGCTGGATTGATCCACGTCGCGGCGTTCGGGCCCAGCCCGTTTGGTGGGAACCGCACCGTCAAACTGTACGCGGCCGGAAAGGGTGTCAATGTTCAGCGTCCCGGAAAGAAATCAACGAAGCCCAGAAAGATTAAAAACGTGGGTTCCCGTCGCTGCATGAACTTCTCGTCGGCCGAAAAACGGATCATTCGCGAAATAAAGCTGAGTGGACAGGCCGTAAAGTTGCAATTGCACCGTTTGCCGGGGCGCACGTTACACGGCATACAGAAGGCTGTTGCTTCGCTTGACGGCAAGAAGAAGCGCGGCGTCGGCTCATGGATATGGACGGGTGTCCTTTCAGTTCTGCATGATGAGCCGAATTTGGCGGTGCGCGATATCAGTTCCCGCATCGGATGCACTAGCCGGCAAGTCACGACATTGCTGAACGAACACCGCGGGCATGGCGTTTTCATTTCAGGCTGGGAAGTGCATTGCCGATCGACCGCCGCGACGTGGAGCTTGGGTAATCAGGCTGATGTACCGAAGCCCCCTTTGCAGACGGTGGAAGAAAGGCGCGCGAAGGCACGTGCGCGGCATCAGCGCCGGAATGCTCTCGCGCAGACCAATCCTTTCGCTATTGCGCTCGGTCTGGTGCCTGCTCCGATCGTCGGCACCGGCCGCGTGTTCCAGCAGGGCATGAGCATCCGGGCGGCAGCATGAGAGTCGAAACAATCGGCGACGCAACTTTGTATCTGGGTGACTGCCGCGAGATCCTGCCGATGCTCCATCGCGTTGACGCTGTGATTACCGATCCGCCCTACGGCATCAACGAGAACAGCAAGAAGGTAGCGTCGCGCGGAAAGATGGCCGCGCCGACCGATTACGGTTCGTTTGATTGGGATAAGAACCCGGTCGACCATGACCTCCTGCAGGCCGTCATTGCGACCGGAAAGAATGCTGTCGTATTCGGCGGAAACTACTACCCGATGCCCGCCGCGTCGTGCTGGCTAATATGGGACAAGCAGAACGGCTCGAATGACTTTGCAGATTGCGAGCTGGCATGGACGAACCTCCCGAAGGCGGTCCGCATTTTCCGACACCTCTGGAACGGGATGATTCGTGCCGGCGAGGAAAAGGGCCAGCAGCGCGTCCACCCGACGCAGAAGCCAATCGCCGTCATGCAGTGGTGCATCGAGCAGGCTGGAATGCCCGGGACGATTTTAGACCCGTTCATGGGGTCGGGAACGACCGGCGTGGCCGCTGTCCGGCTGGGTCGCAAGTTCATCGGCATCGAGCGCGAGCTGAAGTACTTCGAGATCGCCTGCCGCCGCATCGAAGACGCCCAGCGCCAGACAACGCTATTTGAGCCTACAGCGCCCAAGGCAGAACAGACGGCACTTTTCGGAGAAACAGCATGACAGCGCGCCTGCTCGGATTCCCGAAGAACGTCACATATCGCAACGGAGCGGCGAATGGGCTGGTATGAGGACCGTTTTCAGCCACACCCTGGCCGCATTGAATGCGCTTGCCTGCACTGCGACAGAAAGTATTGGGTGCCCCCGTGTGAAGTGCCGAGACGTAAGACGTGCGGGAAAGAGTGCCGACTGGCGATGGTTGCGCAAAGGAAACATGAGCGCGCCCGGAATTGCCTGCACTGCCGTAAAAGCTTCGTTCCGCGCACAACGCAAATAGCCGCTGATCAAGGTAAATATTGCTCGACACGTTGCTCAACTATTGGAAACGGCCAATTGTGGACGGCGGATGCGGTAGCGAAGAAGGCTGAGATCCTCCGAGCAGGTCACGCAGATGGCACATATAAGACGCCGAGCGGCCCGGATCACGTTCAGTGGGACGGTGGCCCAGACGCATATCGTGCGCGGCGCGTCGCATCCGGAAAGGCTGCGGCACAAACCCGCTCCTATCGTCAGCGATTCCCGGAGAAGGTCCGTGAATTTTCAAGGCGACGTAAGGGCCGGAAATTAGGGCGATTGCCGCGTGGAACTGTTGAGCGAATCGGAAGCTTGCAGCGCTGGAAGTGTGCCTCCTGCCGGATGCCATTAAGGGGTGGTTACCACGTCGACCATATCGTTTCATTAATGGCTGGCGGTGCACATGCGCCCTCGAATCTGCAATTGCTTTGCCCTACGTGCAACGTTCGCAAGTGGGCGAAAGACCCCATCGACTTTATGCGGGAACGAGGATTTTTGCTATGAGCAAGTCACCCAACACGGCCGAGAGGCTGCATGTCGAACGCGTCAAGTATCTGGATTGCGCGGTATGCGGCGCGCACGGTCCATCGGATGCCCATCACATTCTGGATGGGCGTACGCCAGGCAGGAAAAGCCCGCATTTCTGCGTGATCCCGCTCTGCAAGGATTGTCATCAAGGCAGTTTCAACGGAATCCACGGGCAACGTCGAATCTGGGATGTCTACAAGCTATCTGAACTGGACTGCCTGTCCGCGACTATTGAACGCCTCTACGGGAGTAAAAAGTGACCCCCACTATCGCGCGCGAGGTGACGGAGTGCTGATCGCCATAGACCCGGGTATCAGTGGCGCGCTCGCATTCTTCGGCCCCGCTGACCGCATTTCCGTCCATGACATGCCCGTTCGCCTGAAGCAGACCGTCAGCAAGGTCAAGAACGAGATCGACCCGACCGCGCTGCAACGGCTGCTTCGTGAGCGCGTGCCGGCCGACGAGAAGGGCCTGGTCGTCATGGAGTCGATGAACGCATTCATGGGCAGCGGTGAAAAGCGGCTTGGCTCGATGGCGTCGCAGGCATCGCTGGCTGCAACCAAGGCTGTGATCTGCGCCGTATGTGAACTCAGCGGCTTCGATATGGCCTTTGTGAGCCCTCGCGAGTGGCAGCGGGCGTTCGGTATCAAGGCGACGCCTAGCGAGACCACAAAACAGCAATCGTTGCGTTTGGCTAGGTCGCTGTTCGGGATGGAATGGCTATCGCGCGCCAAGGATGATGGAAGAGCGGACAGTCTTCTAATTGGTTTGTACGCACAGAAACATT